CCTCCGTGAAAAAATTCACAAAATCCAGAAATGGGGGTCGAAAAATATTATGGAGTTTATAATTGGGACGTAAACCAAGACCAACAGCTTTAAAAATCCTGCACGGCGAGCCGAACAAAAACAGGATCAACACAAGAGAGCCGAAACCAACTGCGCTTAAAACCACCTGCCCCAGCCACCTCTCACAATATGCAAAAGCTGAATGGCGGCGCATTGTGCCGGAACTTGAGGGCATGGGGATATTTACTAAAATTGATCGCGCTGCGTTGTCTGCGTATTGCCAGGCATACGGGCGATGGGTAGACTGCGAGTTAAAAATTAAAGAGATACAAGCCGAGGCAGCTAAAAACGGTAAAGACTCAATCAATGCCTATTTGCTAAAAACACAATCAGGCAATATCATCATCAACCCGTTAATGTCTGTATCTAATCGCGCACTCGAACAAATGCGGCAATTCCTAACTGAATTTGGTCTGACACCAGTTAGCAGAACCAGAATAAACACCGATGCGGACACCAGAAAAGAAGATGAATTTGAAGAATTGCTGAGCCGCAACCGGGATAATTAATGATTACCGCGGTAAAAACTAAATACCGTTTCAGTCAAAAACGCGCAGATGACGCCATTAATTTTATTGAGCACTTGAAGCACACCAAAGGCCGCTGGTCGGGCAAGTATTTCAAGTTGCTGCCCTGGCAAAAAAAGATAATCTCAGACATATTTGGAACACTGCGAGAAGACGGCACCCGCCGGTATCGAATTGTTTACATTGAGATCCCAAAGAAAAATGGAAAATCAGAGCTTTGCGCCGCTATCGCGCTGTATTGCTTACTAAGAGACAATGAGCAAGGTGCCGAAGTGTATGGCGCAGCCTGCGATAAGAACCAGGCAGCCATCGTGTTTGATGTGGCTGCACAGATGGTCAACCAGTCACCGGCATTAAGCAAAAGGCTTAAAGTTCGTGACTCTGTAAAACGAATCATCATGCCAGAGTCACATTCGTACTATCGTGTCCTCTCAGCCGATGTTAAAAACAAACACGGCTTTAACACGCATTGTGTGGTGTTCGACGAAATACACGCACAGCCTAACCGCGACTTGTGGGATGTCCTGACAGAAGGTGCAGGAGCCGCCCGGGAGCAACCGCTGTTTGTAGCTATCACCACAGCAGGAGTGGACAGAAACTCGATATGCTGGGAGCTGCACGAACGGGCCAGGCAGATACTTACTGGCACGATACAGCCTGAAGATGACCCCTCGTTTTACGGTGTTATCTACGGACCACCTGACGACGAGGCCGGGACTGATTGGGACTGGACCAACGAGGAGAACTGGAAGGCTGTTAATCCGTCTTTGGGCGTAACAATCAAACTGGAGGACATGCGCGAGGCTTTTAAACAGGCACAAGAAAAAGTCGAAAAGGAAAACCTGTTTAAACAGCTACGCCTGAATATCTGGAATAAGCAATCTAAACGCTGGATCAAACTATCGGAGTGGGATAAATGCGTGGGAACCATCAAACTTGATGAACTAAAAAGACGCGACTGTTATTCCGCGCTCGATCTCTCATCCAGTAACGATATTACAGCACTGTTGCATGTGTTCCCGTTTGAGGACGGGCTTTATAAGGCGTACTGTCGCTTTTGGATACCGGAGGACGTCGCCGCCGAAAAGGAAAAGCGCGACCATGTGCCGTATACACGCTGGATACGTGAAGGTTATGTGCAAACCACACCGGGGGCCAGGATTGACTATAACTACATCCGTCATCAGGTTTGTGAAGATCGCGACACGTTTAACATGCGTGAGTTGTGCTACGACCCCTGGGGAGCCGTAAAGATATATACAGACCTGCAGGAAGATGGATTTGTAATTGACCAGAAGTTACAGACGGACGGGCACCCGCTGTTAGTTGAGTTCCGACAGGGCTATAAGTCGATGAGCCCGCCATCAAAGGAATTAATTAACATTATCCTGAGTGCCAAACTTGAACATGGCAATAATCCCGTGCTGCGCTGGATGGCTGATAACGCAGTAATTGAAATGGATCCAGCAGGCAATATCAAACCTGACAAGGCCAAAGCCACCCAACGCATTGACGGAATTGTGGCTTTGATTATGGGGCTGGACAGAGCCATGAAACACCCGCTGGATGAAGGTAGATCGATATATGAAACACAGGGCATTGAATGTATATAAGGAAATCTAAATATGAAGATACCTGTAATTTCAAAATGGCTGGAACATCGCTACTCGTTGAAAGATTTGGACAAAGCGATGGATCTGCTAATCACTGGACAACCAACTGCGACAGGTGTTAATGTCACCAACTCGAAAGCCTTGCAGTGCATTGCTTATTTTGACGGCGTGAGATTGATCTCTGAAACCTGCGGGCAACTGCCACTTATTGAATACCGCCGCTTGTCGCGTGGTAAAGAACGAGCCACAGACAGAGCGGTCTACCGCCTGTTGCATGACGAGCCAAACCCGGAAATGGACGCTATGTCGTTTAAAACCACCTTAACTTCACACGCTGTGACATGGGGGAACGGATTTGCTGAGATACAGTGGGACGACAATGGCATACCTAAAGCGCTCTGGCCGCTGCGCCCTGACAAGATGAAAGTTGGCCGGGACAGCGAGACCAAAGAGATTATATATGTTTACACACTGCCGGACGGAACTATTGCCAAACTGCCGGCATACAGAATTTTTCACCTTCCCGGCTTTTCATTTGATGGCCTGATTGGTTATGATCCCGTCTATTTAGCCAGGGAGGCCATCGGGATGGCGCTCGCACTGGAGGAATTTGGAGGGCGCTTTTTCGGCAACGGGGCCACGCCGGGCGGAGTCCTGGAACACCCGCATGCGTTATCACAAGAAGCTAAGGAAAACTTACGTAAAACGTGGGCTGAAATGCATCAAGGCCTGTCAAACCAACATCGACTGGCCATCCTGCAGGAAGGAATGACGTTTAAACAAATTGGCATACCGAACAACAACGCGCAGTACCTGGAGAGTCGTGTATTCCAAATTCAGGAAATCGCCAGAATATTACACATCCCGCCGCACATGCTGGGCGAGTTATCACGCGGCACATTTTCGAACATTGAGCACCAGGGTATTGAGTTCGTTCAGTATACCATGACACCCTGGTTTAAACGCTGGGAGGGCACCAGCACACGCAAACTGTTATTGCCGACAGAGAAGTCTATCTACTTTATTGAGTTCCTGGTGGACGCCTTACTCCGCGGGGACAGCACAGCCAGATCAGCGTTTTACAGGGAGCTGTTCTACCTGGGCGCGTTGTCACCGAACGACATCCGCGAAAAGGAAAATATGAATCCTATCCGAGACCCTGGTGGGGACAAGTATTACGTCCAGGCCAACATGGTACCAATGGAAGCAGCCGGGCAACAGGCGCAGATGCAGCAACAGTCACCGAAGTCATTAAACGACGCCGTTAAACGAATATCAGAGCGCAACAAGCAAAACATTCTTCGCGCTTACGAAAAAGACCCGGACGGGTTGCCGGCGTATCTTGATGACTACTCGCGCGACTTCCAGCGCTACATGTTTAAAGAGATAACAGACCAGTAACAAATATTTCTCAAAAAATATTCCAGCCGCCTTTAGAGCGGTTTTTTATTACCAAAATTTGGAGGCTTAATCATGGCACCAAAACACGAAATCAGGAATTTTGAACTTGACGAACTTGAGATACGCGCAGAGGGCGAGGGTAAACAGAAAATGATCCGCGGTCATGCTGCCGTGTTCAGCAAATTAAGCGAGGACCTGGGCGGGTTCCGCGAGATCGTCGAGCCGGGTGCTTTTACTGACGCGATAAAGCGTGACGACGTGCGCGCGCTGTTTAACCATGATTCCAATTACGTCCTGGGTCGAAATAAGTCCGGCACGCTCAAACTGTCTGAGGATGAAAAAGGGTTATCTATCGAGATCGACCCGCCGGACACCCAGGCCGCTCGCGACTTGATGGTGAGTATCGACCGCAAAGACATCACTCAAATGTCGTTCGCTTTCCGCATTGACGGCAAAAAAGGCGAGCGCTGGGAAATGGACGGCGCGGAAGTAAAAGCTGCAGACGCTTTCATGGCGATGTGGTCCGGCGAAAAACACGACATCATACGGCACATCTTAAAGACCCGGCTTTACGATGTTAGCCCTGTCACCTATCCTGCTTATCCGCAAACAGATGTTGCCGTGCGCAGCCTGGCTGAAAAGGAAGGCATAGACTACGACCAACTCGACACGCTGGAGGAGGTCAGCAAGATCATTAAGCGTTTTAAAGTACCACCTCATGTAATCGAACCCAACCCGGATGGAACAGCGCCAGAAAAACACGCTGTTAGTCTGGCCGGTTTGAAATTCAGATTGAGATAAATATTAAAAACAGGAGAATAGAATGTTAAAAGTTTTCGAGTATCGCAGCCAATTGAAGGCGTTAAAAGACGAGGGAACTGCCCTGCTTTTAAAGGCCGAGGGAGAGAAAAGAGAGCTAAACGCCGACGAGAAGACCCGCTTTGACGCCATCAACACCGAGATGAACGCCATTGAGGGACGCATGGACAACTACATTAAAGTGAACCGTATCCCGGCCGAGCAACTTAGAGCCTATGAGGCTCATAAATCCGAGCTCGTCGCAGATAGACAAGCTGGTCCGTTTAAATCATTCGGCGAGCAGTTGATGGCTGTCCGTGATTATTACACTGGTCAAGGCCGTGACAACCGGCTGTTCGAAGTCCGCGCGGCATCCGGATTAAACGAAAGCAATCCCACCGAGGGTGGCTTTCTGGTCCAGACTGATTTTGTCAGAACCTTACTAGCCCAAACATACGAAACCAACGAGATTCCGAACAGGTGTCGCAGGATCCCGATTAGCTCACCGTCCAATAACTTCTCCATGAACATTATCGACGAGACTTCCCGGGCGACCGGCTCCCGCTGGGGCGGCATTCGTGTCTACCGCGAAAACGAATCCGATCCAACCACTGCCAGTAAGCCAAAATTCGGCAAGCTGGAAATGAAGCTTGAGAAAATGATGGGTGTCTGCTATGCCACCGATGAGTTGATGGCTGATGCCGCCGCCCTGGGTGAAGTTGTTAGTCAAGGATTCCGCGAGGAATTTGGCTTTAAACTGTCCGATGAAATCATCCGGGGAACCGGAGCGGGGCAGTGCCTGGGTATTTTGAACAGCGGCTCACTGGTGACTGTGCCCAAAGAGACCGCCCAGGCCGCCGATACCGTCGTGACTGAAAACATCCTTAAAATGTGGAAGTCCCGCCAGGGCCGCAATCTGGTTTGGTTATACAATCAGGAGCTTGAGGATCAACTGGACAGCTTAACACTGTCTATTGGTACCGGTGGCGTTGAAATGAGATTATTCACCCCGCCCGCGCCCGGCCAGAAATACGGTTCCATTAAAGGCGCTCCCGCCATTCCCATTGAGGTCGCGTCCGGTGCCGGTGATGCAGGCGACATCATACTGGCCGACTTGCAACAGTATTTACTGATCGACAAAGGTGGAATTCAAACGGCTGAATCCATCCATGTGCAGTTCCTGTTTGACGAGACCACATTCCGCTTCATATATCGCGTCAACGGACAACCCATGAGGAAGAACAAGATCACCCCGTACAAGCGGACATCATCTGACTACTATGTCAGCCCGTTTGTCACTCTGGCCGCCCGGTAGCAATAGGGAGAGCAATCTCCCTTTTTAATTTAGTAAATAAACAGGAGAAATAAATATGAGACTATCCGATGAGAAAAAAATAGTTCCGATTTTGGCATCAATCGACATCAATGCGGGTACAGACTGTGATTCCGTTGACATGGCCGAGGCGTCACACGTCGCATTTGTGTTCGTGTTCGCCAGTGACTTGAGCGGCGATGCAGTGCTGACTGTCAATTCGGGCCCCTCCCACGGCACCAAAACCACAGCCATGACCTTTACTTACCGTTATGGCTCCGCAGCCATAGCGGCCGCCACCGCCGACGTGTTGACCGATGAGGCCACCAGTGCCGCGTTGACCTTGACTGGCACCACCTTTGTCAGCCGTATGCTGATTGTTGAGGTTGACGCCGCTGAATTGACTGACGGGCACAGATACATCACGCCGTCATTCAGTGCCGCTGCTGATGCCGGCTCCGTATCTTGTGTGGCAATTGTTACGCCGAGATACGCCAGCATGGCCGCTGATACCCTGATCGACTAACCCCGCCGGGCGGGTGGAATCTTAACGCCCGCCCTGTTTGACCTCATTACAAAGGAGGAACCCTGGAATGAGAACTGGTTTATTTGCTAAAAAAACCCCCGGTGGGATACTCGCTGTTGAAAGCATGGACATCACCACCGGCAGCCGCTTTTTCGTTTACGCTACGACTGGTGTAGATGATGCTGGTCATGGTTCATCGCCCGATGCGCCATTCGCAACACTGGATTACGCCATCAGTCAGTGCACCGCCAACATGGGTGACATTATCTATGTCATGCCGGGGCACACCGAAACCACCAGTACAGCCAATGCCGAACTATTCGACCTGGATGTGGCCGGAGTATCTGTTATTGGTTTGGGTGAAGGTGATAAACGACCTACGTTTACACTTGCGGTAGCTACCGCAACAGTCGTGATTGGCGCGGCTGGTTGCAGATTGTCGAATATTATCCTTGTTGGCAACATTACAGACCTGGCCGCAGGGCTGGAAATAGAAGCCGCTGCCACGGGCTGCCGTGTCGATCACTGCCAGTTCCGCGACTCCGCTACCAATAAGGACATGCTCAAGGCTATTACCGTGGCCGCCGATGCCGACAGACTCACAATTGAGGATAATCAATTTTTGATTACTGTGGGCGGCGAAGCGACTCATGCAATTGATTTTGCGGGTGGTTGTGACGGTCTTGTCTTGAGACGCAACTACTTCCTGGGTGACTGGAAAGATGCAGGTGGAGCAATTGATCTGGCTGGAGCTGCATCAGTTGGTATCTTAGTGCACGACAACTTTATTGTTAACGCCGACGCGTCAGTCGGGCTCTGCATGGACATACATGCCTCATCTACCGGCGGCGTGTTCCGTAATTTCGTCGCTGGCTCCAAGAGTAATCAGGAAACAATCACGGGCGGCGAGGCTACCCACTTTGGCGAGAACTACGGCAATGACGCCGTGGCTACAACCGGCATACTCACACCTTCTACTGCGACCGCCTGGTCTTAGACTTAATCCACTATGCCCGGCTCGGACATTAATCCGGGCTGGGCTTAACTTTGCGAATCATCCTCACAAATAAAAATACGAGGTGTATATATGGCAGTATCACGAATGGGAAATTATATAAATCGTTTTTACGGTTTGTCATCAGACACAAAGCCAACCACAGTTCCGGTCGGCTCTACTTTTTTGGAAACAGACACCGGGTTTTCGTGGGTGACCTATGACGACGGGACTCACTGGGTGCGCAATACAGTCGGGGAAGTCGGTCACAACATCAGCACAATCGCTGACAATCGGAAAACAGTAACTACGGCTGGCACACGAGAAAGACTGGTTGCCGCATCGACGACCTGTAAGTACGTAATCATTACAGCTCTTTCATCAAACACAGGCCGTGTCATGATCGGTGGGTCAACAGTTGTCGCCGCAGTTGGAGCCACGTCCAGAGGTGTGCCGCTAAATGCTGGTGAAAAGTTTGGCTTACCTGCGGACGATCTGTACGACATCTATATTGACTCCACCGTCAACGGCGAGGGTGTCATGTTTGTTTATCTCAGTTAAAGGAGTGTGTGATGTCTTATTTTAAATTCGAATTACCAGAGGGCAAGGGCTACTCACCGAACTGG